AGTATTTGATAAAATATTAAAAGATGATCGTATATTAGACCGTGCATCAAGTGTTACTGAATCATATGATACTTTCATCAATCAAGCACACGATTACGATACAGGTAATATGTGGAAAGATGGTTGGAAAGATAGTCCAACTGGTGCGTGGGAAAGAAAAGACTTAAAAAGAAAACTTTATCGTGCAGTTACTAATGTCAACATTTTGGAAGGTATCCGCTTTTACGTATCTTTCGCTTGTAGTTTTGCTTTTGGTGAGCTTAAACTCATGGAAGGGAGTGCGAAAATCATATCGCTTATTGCAAGAGATGAGAATCTCCATTTGGCAATAACACAAAACATCATCAACAACTGGAGAAAAGGTGATGATACTGAGATGAAGGAAATCATCAAAGAAGAAGAGCAATGGACTTACAGTATGTTTGACCGTTGTGTGAATGAAGAGAAGCATTGGGCAGAGTATCTATTCAAGGATGGAAGTATGATTGGTCTCAATGACAAACTACTTCATCAGTATGTTGAGTGGGTTGCAAATCGTAGAATGAGAGCGATTGGATTAAAACCAGTGTACAGTATTCCAGCAAGGAACAATCCATTACCTTGGACAGAGCATTGGATATCCTCAAAAGGATTACAAGTGGCACCACAGGAAACAGAAGTCGAATCTTACATTGTTGGAGGAATCAAACAAGATGTCAAAAAAGACACATTCAGTGGATTCAAACTCTAAAGAAACAGAAGAGTGTATCAAAGCATATCGTGAAGCAGCCATGGCAGATGCCTGGCTGTTTGGCGATTATGATGCGTATGAAGCGTATGATATAAATACTAAGAAAGTGTCTGAAGAAGATGAGTCTGTTTGAAAGAATACAAAATAAAAGATACGATCTTCAAGAAAAGAAGAAGAGATACCAGAAGAAGGTGGATCATGGTTTTAATGATTCAAATAAACATGGTAAAGGTGGATTTGAAGATATAACAGGAGAAGGTATAAAAAAAGGAGATTATCCTAAGACAAGAAAAGAACTAGAAGCAAAAAGAAAAGAATATGGAATAAACAAAGATGGTGTGCCAAGTAAAGAGGGTATAAAAAGATATGCAGAAAAAGCAAAACAGTTGAAGAGTGGAAGTAATGTTCCAGTTAACGTCACACAGGATGATTTAGATAAAGCGAAAGAACGTATGGTGGGTGGTAAACCTGTTTTGACTACGGGCACTAAAGGTGTCAAGGATAAAATAGGAACAACTACTGGTAGGTATGGTGGTAGATTAGCAAACAAAAGACCAAAAAATGCACCATCGTATGCAGAGGTTAAAGCAAAGATAGATGCAAAAAATCCAGTTATTCAAACTCCAATTGGTCCATTGCCAAAGACTGCTAAAAATATGAAGAAATTTCCTCAACCATCTTTTAAAAATTTTGTAAAGAAAACAGCGTCAAAAGGAGTTAATAAATTTAAGAGTTTGGGATTTAGAGGTAAGGCAGGAGTTATTGGAGCAGGAATTGCAGCAGCATATCTTGGTGGTGAGGCAATTAAAAAAGCACTTACACCAAAAGATACTCTCACTGCAAGAGATTTTAAAAAATCTAAGAGTCCAGTAACTAAAAAAGACGGAAGTGAAGTTAGACGTTCATTATTTTTGTCAACAAAGCAAGAAAAAAATAATAAGGAACCAAGAATTTCAGGAGATAGATTAACTAGAAATAAAAACTTTACTGCAAAATTAAAATCAGGAGAGTATAGAACCTCTTAATAGTTATAAATAATCCAGTAGATTAAATTATTAGAAATGTTTAGAGACTTAAAAGAATATCACGAGATTGCAAAAATTTATGCTGACAAGGTTTCTAAACCTGAAAATCTTGATGAGAAAATAGATTTTGGTAGTTCTTTTAATACAACTAAAATTATTAAGAACTCTTCAGATAAATCTAAAACAGATAATAAGACATCCACAACCCCACCACCTAATACAAAAACAATAACAAAAACCCCTATGTCTACATCGGGTGCACAGATTACAACTAATCAAAGACAATCAAAGGAACTTGCAGCAAAAAATAAGGATGTTAAATTAAATAAGTTTAATAGAACGCAAACATACGGTGCAGATGCTAAAGGAGTAAAACTTGTACCTGGTGCAAAGATAGGACAAAAAGTAGATCGTTCAACAGTCCAAACAAAAGCAGCATTTGATTTTAAGGGTATCAAGAAGGGTGAACGACTTGGTGTGTTAACTAGAAATCAAAGAAGGAAATATGATTTGATGGCAGCACAGAAAAATAAGAAAACAGAAGTAAAGGTAGATCCACCAAAGGAGACAACTACTACTCCCACTCCTCCTGCACCTACAGAGAATAAAGGTAAATTAAAAGGAGGTCAGGGTGGAAGACCTTTAGGAGATACAACTCGAAGACAAGGTGGAACAGTGAAGAGTGGAGTTACTCTATTCAAGAAAGGTGAGGATGCAAAAAAATTCACAGATAAAACTGGTTTTGCATCAAAAGTTGACACAGTTAAAGGAAAAGATCCTAAACCAAAAAGACCAATGGGTCGTGACGCTGCAAAGAGGAGAAGTAATGATACATCATCTCTTAATGTGAGTTCAACTAAGAAAAACACACTGATATTGAATAAAGATAAGGAGACAGCAAAGAAAACAGCAATGGAAGAGTTTACTCCTTATGACATAGTTCTTGAATACTTGCTATCATCAAAACAAGCTGCTACAATCGAAGAAGCAAATTACATCATGACTGAGATGGATGCAGAAACAATTCAATCTATTGTTTCTGATTAAAGTGTTATAAATAAAGTGCCTTAAGGTACTTTATGCTATCAAAATACGACAAACTTTCTATCCAACGCAATCCTTATAGAGAATACTCTAAACCTATCCAATACAAATACAACAATTCCAAATACTCTCAACTTAGAATTTATTTTAAGTGTGAGAGTTTTTATTTTCAGAATAAATCTAAGGACGAGTAACTGTTCTCTTAACTAAAACTTCTCCTTCTATAACCCTTTCAACTGTGGTTCCGTTATTTAATAGTAAATCGTAGAAATATTTTCCTGCCTTTAAATTATTTGTAAGATTAGATGACATTGTAATTCTAACCTTTCCTGATGTAGGATTTGTGAACCCAACATTAAAAGATCCTGCAAGTGATGATGAGTGATATTTTCTGATTCTACAAGCACCAGTGTAACCTGTTAGGTTTAAAGCACTGTTTGAGTTACTGTCTTCAAGAACAAATGTTTGCTCGAAATCAGTACCCGTATGTATAGTGAGATTTGTGCTAAAGACTGCCATTTTATTATTTATGAGAAGAATCCTGTGGATATACCTGGTCTTACAAGTGCAGTGCCCTCAACGCCAATGAGTTTATCTCCACCAGGACGAGTGAGTAAAACATCATAAACATGTCTACCTGGTTTGATACCTGAAGTGATAGTATCTGCGATTGATATATTGATTTTACCTTGTGTGGGATTAGTGATTGTCACTGCAATTCCCACAAACTTTGTGCTGTCTGGATGTTTTCTAAGTTGAGATTGTGCAGTAAAATTAGTTAAATCAACTACTCCAGAACCATCAGCACTGAATATTTCTAAATCTTCAGTAAAATCTTCTCCAGCATTGATTATTAAATTTTTAACAAATACAGTCATCTATATCATCTTTATTGAATATTTAGTGATATATACATATAAAGATACTTATGATATATGGGTGAAGTAGATTATGAAAATCCCTGGCACTACAAAGGTACAGCTTTCACTTCTGATGATATTGGCAATTTCTTCGGTTACGTCTACAGGATTACAAATATACAAAACGGTAGACAGTATATCGGGAGAAAATATTTCGTACAAAAAAGAAAACCAAAAGGTGGTAAGAGAAGAGTCACAAGTGAAAGTGATTGGAAAAAGTATTATGGAAGTTCTCCTGAACTGAAAGAAGATGTAAAGCAGTTTGGCAAATTAAACTTTAAAAGGGAGATATTATCTCTACACGAA